GTCATATATCGGAGGCTCCCCAAACATTAAATCAGCGGGTTTGGTTAAAAGAATGTCCTGCAAGTTACAAGCAATATAAAGCTGCTCCAAATAGGGTTTATGTTTGGAATCAGTAAGCACTTTCGTTGCTCGCTCAAAAAGTTCTGCTTTGTTTCCCTCAAAGTACATCTTTCCGCGCTTATATTTGGCAATTCGCTTCAATACTTCTTCATTATCGGAAGGATAAATCCCACCTTCTTCAAATCCGTAATTCATAATGGGGATATTTCTTTCATCGTCTTTGTTAAGGAATAACATCACCTCCCCACCTCCTACAGCCACCAAGGTTTTTCCATAACTTCAGCTGGAACACTTCTTTTAGTCACATCTACAATGCTGGCTAAAGCATCAGGTCCGTCGTCATGAAAGTTATTTCCATACATTTCAAACTGCTCTAAAAGCCTTGCATGTTTGGAGTGGAATTGAATCTTCCCTGCCTGAATATCAGGCAAAAGGGCTTCGATTCGCAATTCCTTCCTAGATTTGTGCTTAATTTCTTGAACTCTGGTATGCGCGGGATACCCCAAAGCTTGCAGTCGTTCCTTCAGGTAATAAGTAAAGAATTCTTGAGCGGCTTGAGCTTCCGCCGCCACCACGTCAGGCTGATATTCCAGAATCTTCTGAACACAAACATCAAGAAATTTGTCAGGATGAATCCGTTCAATATAGGATTCAATGACGTAAACAACTCCTGTCCTTTTGTGACGGGCAATTACTTCAATCGCGGAGAAATCCCCGCGTTCCTTGCCCATTGCAAGGTCAATTCCAATCCCAAAATGGTAATCATCATGAGTGAAATTCCGGTTTGGGTCCTCTTTGTCCCAATAGGTAAATTCCTTCGGATTGAAAACCGCGTTTTCTTCATCCACTGGATTATTCATCATCTCAGTATTAAACGCTTTTGCTCCCCTATCCCATTTGAACGTATACAATTTCCACAAGTTTTGGGATTCCGGCCAAAGAAGGACAGCACCTTTTTCCATTTCTTCTTTGTTCTTTTCATAAAATGCTTTAGCATCTTCTTCCCGATTGGGGTTGTCATAGTCCTGATAGATTTGACGGCATTGTTCCCAAAGGTCCTCCCTTTCAGGGGGTTTGATAATTGCTTTATAAACTTTGGATTTGAAATCCGTGCGCCTATAAAGCAGGTCCATCAAAAGGGAGTCATAATGAACAGTGGTTCCCATGACCACAAAAGCGGTTTTCTTCCCCTTGGGGTCGCCCAAAGGCAAGACAACTGAGTTAAACCAATCCTTTAATTTTTCCCGTTGCTCTTCGGTTCCACAGTTTTCTTTAAGGTCCTCCAAGTCATCACAAATAACCAAATCAGGACGGGTTCCGTTCCAGTTCTTACCGCGCAAAGCTTTCCCCGTCGAAGAAGCTTCCACCAGGGTTAATAGTTTCTGGTCGCCGTCAATGGTTTCATGCCAAGCGATAAATGCTTCGCTGTTGTCCCTAGGGTTTTCTTGTTTTTTCGGGGACAGAAGGGGTCCAAAGTCTTCCCGCAACTTCTTGTTGTGCTTTAATTGCATTGAAATCCATTCGATATTTTTCATAGCAACATCAGGGGTAATGGAAATCGCAATAATATATTTCCGTTTACGGAAACAAACTTCCCGAAGAGGGAAAGCCTTGGATAAGTAAGTTGACTTGGCGTGACCACGAGGGGCAGCCCTTACAATATGCGCGTTTCTCTCTTCGTTGGAAACCCGGTCCATATCGGCGCAAATTTCTTTATGAAAGTCAGCCGCATCTTCTGGGCTTTCCAAATCAAACCCTTCCCAGTTTCCGGGGTTTCCGGGGTTGCCTTTTTCACTGAAGTATTCCCAAGCAAAATAAAGAAGGTCAACTTCAGCCCTATGAATTCGTTTTAACCGTTCATACTCGTTATAGATTTCTGCAACTTCTTCAAGTTCATCTTCCGTCATGGCATCAGGGTCGATTGCGGTTAAATATTCTTCAAGTGTGTCAATAACTTCTTGCCGTTCTTCCCTATCCATCCAACGCTTTTCAGATTCAATCCAGGCCAAACCCCCACCCCCTTTTCTATGTATAAAGTGCTGGCCCAAATGGGCATAAAACATGAACATTTTGCTGGCTCAATTGAGCAGAGTAAACGACATATATTCTAGATATTCTAAATATTCTCCTATATATAGTAGGGGGAATGAGACGGCAATTTCTATACATTGTCACAAAATTTTTACAATTTAAGTTGAAAAAGAAACCCCTCCCATTTGGGGAAGGGTGCAATGGTAAAAGAAAATCCCCCTTGTCTCAGGGGGTTTCATTGGGGTTTACTCCATAAGGAAACACCTTATAGTAAACCCCTTGGTCCTTCCTCCACTGCTGAAGTCCCTCATTGAGGTACTTCGCAGTTTCTTCCGCAACTTGGGGATGATACCCAGAACGATGGATTCTCCACCCAAGCCCAGGAATGAACTCCCAAATGGACGCCATGTCAGCCATTGTAAACCGCCTCCTTGATGAAGTCTTTAATCAGTTTGCGAATGGTTCCGGGAACCTTCTGGTCAACCCGGCCACCCACAAACTGGAGTGTGTCAAACTTGGGGTGATAGATGAAGGACTTTTGCCAGCCCTTCACCTTGTTCACCACCANNCCGTGATGACCACCCAACAGCGTTACCTTCCAACGATTGGTTTCTTTCGTCATGAAAATCAACCCCTTTCCGAAAGATNTGNTGTTGGGCTGCTCCTCCTTGGTGCGCTCGTCCGCTTTCGCGGAGTCGTGGCGACACTTCCCCAGAGGAAGTAGCCCTTTCATTTCCCTCCGTTCCGTCGTTTTCTAACTCCATTATAGTCAACTAAGTTGACCTCGTCAACTAGGAAAACAAAAGAAATTAAATTCTGAAAACTACCAAAGACAAAAAGAAGTCCCAGGATAGCCCTGGGATTTATTTTTCCTGAATGTACTCCCAATACTCTTCGGGAATTTCGCCGTCAAGGTATTCCCAATATTCTTCTGGGGTGAAATGTTTGTCTCCGTACTTCATAAGGTGNGGTTTTAGGTGGTAGGGCTTGTGCCACTCGTAGTGGCCGTCATGGTACTCAACTTTTACTTCATCCTTTTGGTCCGAACAGCCAGTCATCACAATCCCTTCCACCCCAGTCACAGGGTGTTTTACGATATCCCCCAAATTGGGAAAGTAAAGCATTTTGCCATTGACAACAGTCATAGCCATTGTGAATCATCCTCCTTATTCATTTTTCAAGGTGCTGTTGTTGTTGTTTACATCTTCATTGTAGACAACTTAGTCAATGCAGTCAATACCATAGATAAAAGAAAATTTATTCTGACAATTTTGGGCAAAGGTCAATGGTTACCATACGGGAACCCTTAAATCAACCCCATTGGCCAAAAGGAAAAAAGCCCTTGCCGGGCTTTACTTTTCCCACTGAACCTTGATTCCGACACCCTTGCACAGGGTAAGGAATTTGGTGATATTCGCAACCGTCCAGCATTTTTCCTTTTTGTTCCACTTGCCCTGGAAGTGTTTGGCCACTTCCTTCATTTCGTAAGGCAAGCCCCAAACCTTGAGTCGTTCAATGATGTAGTAGGAATTTGGGGTGGACTTGTATTTCTTGACTTTCTTCACCTTAACGGTTACTTTCTTTTCCAACCGTTCCAACCCNGTTCCGTCACAAGCATCACAGGTTGCTTGGTCGTCTTGGAAGTAACCCCAACCGTCGCAAACCTTGCAAGCCATTACTTCCCACTTGTCGCAATGACGTTTCTCCAANCGATTCCAAGGGTGTTGCTTACGAATTTGTTCAATCAGTTTTTCCCGTTCCGCATTGGTCATTTCTGACTCCTCCTGTTCCGTCGTGTTCTATCTTTATTGTAGTCAATATAGCCAATGTCGTCAACACCTAGAAAGAAAAAAGTTTTTTCTGACAATTTGGGGTAAAAGAAAAGGCTCCANNTGGAGCCTTACACCAACTTGAGAAGGAGACCAACAACTTTTTCGTTNTATTGAGGGTCAGCCCAATGTTCTTTAATGGTTTTATATTCGTTCTCTCCAATCTTGTCCTTCAGCTGTTCGAGTGCAATTTCTACAAATTGTTCCTCAGCGTCAATATAGTCATCTTCAATTTGTTCAACAAGTTCCCAATTCTCCTCTTTCATCGCCTTTTCGTATTGGGCCTTGAGGGCAAGATATTTAGCTTTGAGTTCCACTTGTATTACCTCCTTGTCATTTTCTATCTCCATTATAGTTAATCTAGTTAATGACGTCAACATCTATAAAGAAGAAAATAAATTCTGACTATTTTAGTTAACAGGTACAAATTCAGTTTGGTTGTCAAGATGCTTCACACGTGTGAAGTCAAACTTCATTTTTGATGCGCGGATTTATTTTTAGCCAGGCGCGGCGGGCAGCTAGGGGGTGGCTTGGGGGGTCAGAAATTTTTCGCTCGATTTTTCAAACTCGTCTTGGGTCAAAAAAATTTTTCCTTTAGGTTTGCCTCCCCACATATGTCCCTTTGCCTTCCAACTTGTTTCAGATTTGTTCAATCAAAATGTTTCTTCACAAGTCAACGTAACAAAATNATTGTTTTGTTACCCAATTGACCACAGTGACTATATTGACTATTATACAATATGTTGTGTTTTGTGT